CCGTGCCCGGCACGGATATTCCGTGCAAAATTAAAGACTGGAAAACTGACAAGGAAATCCTGTTTAAGGATGTCGGGAGGGGAGAATAAAAAATGAAGTCGGTTCTGTTGAGCATCAAACCGGTATGGTGTAGCAAAATTGTACTGAAAGAAAAGACTGTAGAAGTGCGCAAGACGAAGCCGGAGGGCGTGAAGCCTCCATTCAAGTGCTACATCTACTGCACGAAAGATCAGTCGAAGATGGGCTGGCGGCGAATCGTCCCCGGCAAAGGCTGGCAGCGGTTGGATGGTACGGTCATTGGCGAGTTCGTCTGCGACAAGATTTGGGAGCTTGCACCGATATGCCGCGCCCCGGATGATGTCGAAGAAATGGCTTGCATGGACAGAGACCGCATTGTCCACTACCTGAACAAGTGTCACGGCTGGGCGTGGCATATCTCTGACCTGAAGATTTATGACCAGCCGCGCGAACTGCGGGCGTTCACAGGCTTGCAGGGCACACGGTTTGGTATGCGGCCTGTGGAAATTACCAGCCCGCCCCAGAGCTGGCGCTATGTGGAAGGATGATAATATGCAAACTGACAGAGGGATCTATCACAAGCGAGTGTGTGACCGCTGCGGAGCAGTTCTGGACGGTAGGATGATGAACCCTGACGAATACTTTAAGGACTGGGCGTGGCGCAGGGACACAGGCGACCTGTGCCCGGAGTGCTATGCAGAGTACAAGCGAGTGATCGGACGGTTCAACAGGGGAAAGAGAGGGCAGAGAAGATGAAAAATTGCGCTCTTTATAGATGCAAACAGTGCTTTGCAACCATGACGGACGAAGGCGATGTCAGAATCGACAAAGACATTGTTGATTGGATGTTTGAAAATGAAATGGAAGAAAGCAAAATTGGATTTATCGCAAAATTCAAAATAAGCGATAAAGTCCTCATTCATCGTTGCTCCAATAACACCGTTGGATTGTGTGAATTTATCGGATGGAAGGAGACGGAGGAATGAACTTCTACTGCACCACCGAACATTGCTCTTGCATGGGCATCAAGCAGTTCTCTGCTGGAAAGGCTGTTCGATGCACAGCAGAATACTGCAAGAACAAATCTGAGCCGTCCTGTGGCTCTTGCAAATGGTACGCAGAACCTGAGGACGTGTGTGTGAACGACCAGTCAGAACACGTCGCGGACTTCGTGTGGGACGAACGTGGATGCAAGGAATGGGAGAAAAAAGAGAATGAGTAATCTTGGAAATGCGTTGATTGTGGTTTTAGCTTCTTTTCTGGTTGGAACATTTATATGTTGGATAGCATATGTCATTGAAAAAATTTTGATATGGGATATATTTTTGAACGAAATTTCCGATGAAAAGATAAAGCTTCTTGCGGATGTAATTCTCAACATTTTTACTTTTTCGATTGGATTTGTGGTCTTATATACGATGTACAAGGCAGGGGTATAAAAATGGCTAACACCCTCTGGCATCCAGCAAGCGAACAGCCACGAGAACGAACGCAGCCTTTGTTGCTTGCGACTAAGACAACGTGGCGTGATAAAGATGGAAAAATGTTGCAAGGAATCTCGCCAACAGCGTACTTTCTCGGCTGTTACGCAGACGGTCAGTTCTGGGACGAGATAGGCGAGAGACTGCCGAAAGATGTAACGGTGACGCATTGGATGGCGTTTCCGATGGTATGAGGTGATGAGCATGAGCAATTGGATTAATGTCAAGGATAGATTACCCGATATTCCGAAAAACGATTTTGCCAGCGATTATGTTCTGGTTCACGACGAAAAAGCTGGTGACTGGGTAGCCTATTGTGATGCGAACGGTGGTTGGTGTGAAGCAAGAGAGTGCATCCCATTCAAAAATGTTACACATTGGATGCCTATGCCTGAACCGCCTACGGAGGACTAAATATGGATGGATTTGAAGCACTAACAAAAGCGATGAACCAATGTGCTGCATCACTTGAACAGCTTGCAAATGCGATCAGGCAGTCCGAAACGCAGTGCGGTTACATCAAGCAGAAGCACAATAGGCCTGTATACCGAAAAGGCGCAAAGCTACATGAAGTTTTCAAACGAATTATAAGAACGAGAGAGGGATTCAGAAAATGAAAAAACTTAAATTTCCTGAAGATTTCTTTGCATACGAAAACCCGGGCTGCCCCGATAAGGATATTGAAAAAGCCGTGAATAGGATGAAGAACTGGATGAAGGGCGAGACCTACAAGAGCAACCCTTGGTTCTTTATGGCTGCTGGCAACTATCTGATTGTCGGCCTGATTGCTGAGGATGGGCAGAAAACAATCTACGTTGCACGGCAGTATTATGAGATAGTCAATATTCCGGGCGAAGGCTGGCTGCGTGAACCTGACGCTGAGTGCCTGTTTTAAGGAGAATTAAAGATGGAAAAACTTAAGAGATGCCCGTTCTGCGGTGCGGAACCACCGACTGTAAAAGTACTTCATCCACTTGACATTAACATGGCTAATTGGGTTGTCTGCGGAAAATGCGGGGTGACCACTTCTGTAACATTTGGCAAAGAAAAAGCCATCGAAGCATGGAACAAACGCTACAAAGAGGACTGAGTATGGAGCAGGAACACAAGCCGAGAACATCAATGATTCTTCTGCTGGAACACGTCCACGCGATGGACGAGCTGACAGATGAGGAATTCGGAGCATTTGTTCGCAACTACGCACAGTACGTTGAGACTGGACTTGAGCCAGCATACGACAACGACCGTGCTATGCGGATGCTCTGGAAAGTTGTTAAAGCGTTCGATGATATGAACGTGCAGAAGATGGAAGAACGTGATAGACGTAGACGAGAAGCAAACAAGAAAAATATAAACAAGCGTTGGAACGATAAAAAATACGAAAGCATACCAATGGTATCACAGGATACGAATGGTATAAATGGTATACCAAACATACCAACTGATACGAATGGTAGCTTATCTGTATCTGATTCTGTATCTGAATCTGATAAAAAAGAAAAATGTGAAAAGAAAAATACCAATGAAGTCAAACGCTTCAAGGCACCGACTGTCGAGCAAGCTAGAGAATACTTTGCCGATAAGGGCTACATGGAATCAGAAGCAGAGCGGTTTGTTGACCACTTCACGGCAAATGGTTGGAAGGTCGGTAAATCTCCTATGAAGGACTGGAAAGCTGCTGCACGGAACTGGATGCGTAACGTGAAGGACTGGAATGGTGGCTATCAGCAGACAATGGCTGAATTGCCTGACGAGGGAGACTTTCTGCGGTGAATATTGAAAATCAGACCCAATACATCCTGCTGGGGGCAGTCCTCACGTTCTCGGAATACGCCGATGTGCTACAAGACCTTAAAATCGACGATTTCTGCCCTGAACTGCGTGATACATTCGCTGCCATTCGTGGTTATTGGGAACACAGTGACAAATGGAACCCGGTAGAAGTCATGGGGCGGTACGATAACTGCAAGAAAGCAATGGGTGAATGTCTGGATGCCTTCGGAGCAGAGTTCATCCGAAACGTCACCCATGACATGATGCTTGGATGGACTGGAATCGTCAAGGAACAGGCAGCGTTGTCCAGAGCCAGAGAGATTGCGTTCAAAATCGTTGATGGCTCGACCAGATACGCAGACCTGACGGGCATTTATGAGCAGTTAGGCGAAGCTATTAACCTGCACAACGAGAGAAGTGATTTTATTCCGATGTGCGATGGTATAGACAGCTACATCCGCAGACTGGATGATAAGCCGGAGTATATTAGCACAGGGCTTAAAGTGCTGGATAACAACTTGCATCTTGTGCTGGGCAATTTCGTTGTGATCGGTGGCAGACCGTCTGCTGGTAAGACTGCTCTATCCCTGCAACTTGCCTGTGAAATAGCCAAAAACGGACGTAAGGTGGCATATTTCAGCCTAGAGACAGACCCAGACACACTCTACTCTCGTATTATCGCAAACCAGCTAGGTGTACCGCTGCACACGGTTAAAAACAAGACCGTCAGCATTGACGAACTTGACCGACTGGCAGCCATCAAGAAATATCCGCTATTCGTCCGCTCTGCCGCTGGTAAGAGTGTTGGATGGATTAGAACGCAGTCCATCAGGATGCAAGCCAAAGTGGTTTTCATCGACTATTTGCAGCTTATCCATCAAGCCGGAGCGAAAGACCGATACAGTGCCGTCACGGAGATTAGTATAGCGCTGCATGAGTTTGCACAGTCCACGGGAACACTGGTGGTAGCACTTGCACAGCTCAATCGAGAGACCGCAAGAGCTGGTATCCCACCGACCGCCGCAGACTTGCGAGAATCCGGGCAAATCGAGCAGGACGCAGATGCAATTATCCTACTGGCACAGAACGTGTCCACGAAAAAGCGACCGGAGCCACATTATCACTTTGCACTTGAGAAGAACAAAGAAGGCAACGTGGGGACACTGGACATCACGTTTCAGATGGAAACACAGCAGTTCAAAGAATGCGTGTGGATGTAACATCGCTTCTGCGCTCGTATTGCCACAGTAGAATAGGCAAGAAAAACAGATAACAGGGTCAGGGCGATAAAGTTATCGTCTGAACCCCATAAATATTTTTCGTCAATCAACAAACGGAGGAAAACGATTATGAACATCACTCGACTGGAACAAGAGACCATCGTCAACTTCAACGCAGCGGAAGATACTGCATCGGTTTATACCGCTGACCCGGTGTATATGCGCAAGCTCGACAAGCTGTGCGAGCGGGAGCCTGTGTCGTACAAGCTGGTCAAGCAGGACAAGGACGGCAAGTGGTATGAGATGCCCAAGCGACTTGTGCGGTTTGCTACCACAAGAATTATGACGGACGAACAGAAAGAAGCGGCTGCGGAGCGTATGCGCAAGATGCAAGCAGACAGCAGAATTCAAATCTCCGCTATAATCACCAATTAACAAACGGAATGAAAAGCATGGAATGGTATCAGGTGGTAAAACTACCCTCTGCGACTATTCCGTGCTTTTTTCTCTTGTTATTTATCGAGAGAAAACGGCAAGGTCTGATTTTGAGCAGGAACCGTCTCGATCGAGTGGCGTTTGGGCTGATATGGCTACGACTATCAGCGTGATGCGTTTGCATGCAAATGGATGCATATGATGCGTTCGCATCCAATCTTCCCC